ATTACAAATGGTATTATGCAGCGTAATCGTCGCATTGGAACATCACTTACAGGAATTGCATCATTTGCAGATCAAAAAGGTTTGCCAGCAGTTCGTGCGTGGATGGATGAAGGATATAAGACAATTCGCAAATATGATCATTCCTATTCCGAATGGCTATGTGTTCGTGAATCAATTCGTGTAACAACAGTAAAACCGTCTGGTTCTGTATCTCTTCTATCTGGTGCAACTCCAGGTGTTCACTGGGGACCAGGAGGAAACTTCTTCCTTCGTGCAATACGCTTTGGTAATCAAGATCCAATGATTAGTTTATTTAAAGCAGCGGGATATAAGATGGAACCAGATTTAGTATCTGCTAATACAACTGTAGTATATTTTCCAGTTCATTCTGGACATGCAAGATCTGAGAAAGATGTAACATTATTTGAAAAAATTGGTCTTGCTGCTACTACTCAAAAGTATTGGTCTGATAACGGTGTTTCAGTTACTCTTTCATTTGATAAAGAAAAAGAAACAGAACATATTGCTCCAGCACTTCATATGTATGAGGGTCAGTTAAAGGCTGTTTCATTTTTGCCAATGGGTAACAAAACATACCCACAACAACCATATACCCAGATAACAAAAGATGAATACAACTCGTATATTGGACAGATTAAAAAGATTAATTGGTCTGCTATTTATGATGGGGTAGATAATCTAGAGGCTGAGGGTGAAGCATACTGTACTACAGATACATGTATGATAAAAATATCCTAACTGCTATAATTGGGATAGGAGAAATTAATGACTACCCCATCTAACTTATACGCAGAAAAAATATTTGCTGAACATCCCACCATTATGTGGGCCTTAGATGATCAGGCTGACTATATTAGTCTCATTGATGAAACAGATAGAAATGTTAGCCTTTGGACTATAACTGGAGCAACAGCAACAACATCTTCAATTGATGCAGAACCATTTCCAGATAGCGTAACAACACAATTAGAAGACACAATGCCAGTTAACCTCCCAGGGGAAATAAAGGCAGTAAGTCCAAACATTATTAACTTTACAGATCTAGATCAAACACTCAAAACATTTTGTGTTGGTTCTTATTTTTATTCTCAAAGTGCTTATTTAAATTCAGTATCAATTGGATACCAATATACAGACACAACATCTTCCCAAATAGTAGAAAAACTTCAAACATTTAATACAAGTATATTTGAAGCATGGGGATTTGTTTCTGGAACATTTGAAATACCAGATGAGGATACTGAACTTAGATTAGTTATTAAATTTAATTATGCTCAAGGTGGATCAACATCTGATTATATTTTTTATACAAACGGTATAAGTCTAGGTCAGTGGTCTGAAGATTTTAACACAACATCTTTAGGTGTTAGTCCAATTTCATTACCTTCAAATATTCCATTAACTACAACACAATGTCTTGAGGCAGATCCATATGGTCTTGGTGGAGAAGTTGGGTACTATTTAATTAGTGATAATAATTTAAAGGCTCGTAATACTGCACTGCCAATGGTATATGGTGCATCAAATATTACTAGACTTAGAGAAAATAATGGAGAGCCATCTCTAATCATTCCTGGAAAAGGATTTTTGAATAAGGCTGGACAGTTTAAAGAATATACAGTTGAGTTTTGGATGAGAGTAAACTCAAGCACATTTGATCCTAAAAGAATATTTGGACCAATAGCATCAACTGACGGTTTATATATTGAGGGTGGATTTCTTACACTTGTTATAGGCAATAAATTTGCATCACACTTTGTTGGTGAATGGTTTAGACCAATGCTTGTTCATGTTCGTATTATTAGAAATTCTGCAACGGTATTAATTAACGGTGAAGAAGTTATTAGCCTTAATATAACAACAGATAATCTTATTTTGCCAGACATACTAAGTAACTCTGGAGATGAACAAGACTGGCTAGGATTTTATGCATATGAACTTGTAAGCCCTATTGAATTAGACTGTATTGCAATTTATCCATACTCAGTTGCAATAAGTGTTGCAAAGCGTCGTTGGGTATATGGTCAAGGAGTTTTGTCACCAGAAGCAATTAACTCTGCATATGGTGGTACTCAAGCATTTATTGATTATCCGTTTGCAGACTATACAGCAAACTATAATTATCCAGACTTTGCACGTTGGGATCAGGGTACATTTGATAATCTTGTAACTACACAAACATCAGTAACAACACCAGGCTATTCTTTACCAGAAATCAACACTGGAAGTAAAACTCTTCAAGAATTATATGATGATAACTATAATATTCAAGATCCAAATGATGATACATTTATAACTTTTAGACCCAATACATCCTGGAATTCAGTTCAATGTTATTTTAATTTTTCTCGTTTTAATATAATTAATGATGGAGTACACAGCATATATGGAGTATTTTCTTCAGATGACTTAGATACAGAAGAAACTCTTTTTAAAATTTATAATCCATTAACTGGAAATTCTTTTAGCATAAGAAAAGATTTAAGTGAAATTCATTATTATCTTACTTATAATGGAACAGAAGAAGAAATATATACAACAGATATTATTGTAGAAAATGAAAAATATGCCGCTGGCATTCAAATACAAGCATTATCAGATTATTTTGGTGGAAATGTTTCAGCATTTTTTGGTAATCAAAATGGATTAAAGATGTATGTTGGTGGAGATGAAACAGGAAACTATCAATTTACTGGAAAAATTTATTCTATTGGATTGTCAACATCATATAATGCATCAGAGATATCAAATCATTTTGAAACAAATGGAACAGCAATATTAGATAGTTATTTAGCAACTGGATCAGAAGAATCAGAAAATGCTATCGCTCTTTTAGCACATACTGCAAGTTATACTCTACTTCCAACAGAAGCATATGATACCTATTATCTTGATATTGGTGTTGCAGGCTATTGGGAAGACTATCTTCCACTATCATATTTTGGACAATTTGTTACAGATCAAGATGGTGCATCATACTATGATTTAGATTTTATTCAATTTAATATTGGATATCCAAAACCATCAAAATTATTAGAAAATGAAGAAACTTCTTCATGGACATATGAAGAACTATTTCAAGAATATGGGCATCCAGTACAAAGAACATATAATGATTTAGATAACTACCTATTTACTGGGTGGAATAACTATGAAGATATGAATTCTAGATCTATAAAATTCTATGAATATGATACTTCAGAAGCATCAATAAGAAGTTATTTAACTTTTCAATATATTGCAGAAGGAGCCAATTCTCCGCAGTCTGCATTTACACACACAGAACCAGCAAAAGAAGGATCTATTATTGATATCTCCGAATACACTAACTGGGATGTTACAAAATTTGAAGTAGTTGATAATACTTTGGTATATCCAAATAAATCTGTTGATTTTAATAATTTAGCAATTGTTTATCATTTAGAGTTTAATATTCGTGGTATTTTAACAAAACCAATTACTCTTCGTAGACTTGAACTTGCATCACAAGCCTTTAATGATAATTCATTTAATCCAGTAGGTACTAGATTTGGTGTTGATTTATTTCCATATACTCGTACTGGACTATACTATGACTATAAATCAAAAAATCCTTTCAGTATTTATAAAGGAAGTACACCATATCTTTATTTAAATAGAACTTCTGGTATTGAAATAAGAGGTCAATATGATCCATTAAAGAGTAGAGGTATTGCTATACCTATTAATAGCAATCTTGCTGATAACTATCGTGTTAGTGCAATGCAAGTTTGGATGAGGTCAGATTTAGATATGTTTCCACTTGCAGAAACAGAACTTTTTGAAATTAAATATAAAGGCGATACTATTAAATTTTTTATGGAAGCCTTAGATGGTAATGGCGCTAGAGCAAGAGTATTTGCAAAAAGCGTAAATACTGGACAGGCTTTTAATGGTTTAGCATATTATTGGAATGGATCATTGGTTAGAGAGCCAGTATTGACTGTAAAAGAATGGGGAGTTCTTGGTATTGCATTTGCTACATCTCTAAATTTTGACCTATATCTTGGCGGTATAAATCTTAATGGACCATTAGTATTTAATAATATTTCATATTATCAGGCAAATAATCTACAGCAGGTTCAAAGTAATCTAACAAGGCCATGGCTTAAGGTTGAAAGTGACGGAATAACAAATTTTGACTGGGATTATTGGTTAAATAGTTTTACATGGGAAGGCGTATTAATTATTGCTTCATCTGAGTTATATGGTGTTAATCCTGTAGATGTTTATAAGACATATATAGGAACTAATAAGATTATTATTGATGATGATGAAGGATTAAGTATTGAGCCGAACAATTTGAGCATATATTCGCAGGTAGTTTGGTCAACCAATGTCGCAACACCAGTATAATCTGCTATACTTATGGTATGAGTTCTAAAAATAATCCATTGATTAACCCAAAAACTGGTAAACCAATTGTTGGTAATGTCCGCCGCAAGGTTATAGAAAAAGACTATAACTGGGGACTTTACGTTTATAAAAAGTCTAATGGCAAATGGTTTACAGATGGTAATGGAAGTATTTTGAACATTCCTTCACTTCGTGGAGATATTAGCCAAATCGCTAAACTAAAACAAGCAGCAGTTCATTATGGTGATGATGGCGAAGGTCAGGCGGTATTCGTAGCAGGCCTTACAAGAATTAGTGAAGAAGAGCATAGCGAACAAATGGATAGATTTAAGCAAGGACTAATTCCTTCATTAAATGATCTTGGTGCTATTCATGCTGCACAACAAACATTAAATACGCATGGAAGAGATGTATACGAAAATGGATAAAGAATACGATTATATTCAAGCAAGTTTAAATACTGAATACACAGATCTAAATCCTTTTGCTGCAAATGACCCATTCTTAAAAACATGGGATCAGTTAAAGGACTTGTCTGGAATAGACACAAATTTTAAACGTCGTACAACTAGAAATATGGCAAAATATACAATTCCAGATTCTGCCTATAGTCAGTATACTTCTTATAATCCTTCATATCAAGCAGTTGAAATAACAAATAGATATTTAAATGATGCTAATGCTTTTGCTTCTGGAAAAGATGATGCAAAGTCAAAACAATTAAATCCTGGAATGGTTTATCAAAATGGATATGGTTTATTTGATGTAATTACACCACCATATAACATGTATGAGTTAGCAAGTTACTATGATACATCTTTTGCAAATCATGCTGCTATTGATGCTAAGGTAGAAAATGTTGTTGGTCTTGGGTATAAGTTTGAACTTACAGATCGTACACTTTTGCGTTTTGAAATGAATGATGATACAGAGCAGGTTGATCGTGCTCGTCGTCGTATAGAACGCATGAAGATAGAAATTAGAGATTGGCTAGAATCTTTAAATGATGAAGATACATTCCAGCAAACTATGGAAAAGTTTTATACAGATGTTCAGGCTACAGGAAATGGATTCCTTGAAATAGGA